GTGGCCACACTCGACATCTGAACAGGCGCAGTAAATATCGGCAATCTGCCGGTGTTTCCGGTTCGTTTTACGAATAACAGCTTTTGAGCCGCATTCCGGGCATTCGATTTTCAGAACTCGCATATTCCATGCTCCAGCTGTTAAATGATGCCTGGATTTTAGCCTTTTTTGCCTCATACCGCACCCTTATCCGTTGATTCTGTGTAACTTAAATCAAAGTTCAGGTGCAGGTTTTCCGGTATTTCTGGATCATTGTTTACGGCCATCATAAACCGGCGCTGAACAGGGGCGACTTCGCTTTTTTTATAAATCCGTTCGGCCTTTTCTACGTCACCCAGTCCGGCAGTATTTTGCGGGACAATGCCGGCAAGCCCGGCAGGAAAACGGTGCGCGTTCAGAATGTCCTGGGCGCTGATATTCTTGATGTTGGCAAATTCATCCTTAGCGGAAATATCCCCCATTTCAATGAATTTGATGGCGTCACCGTCTCCGCCGGGAATGTTTACCAGGATGGTGGAGAAGTTGCCGATTCCTTTACTGTCACGCAGCTGCTGTTCAATTTCTTCTTCCATTTCATCCGTCATGCTGGGGTCGCGGGTATAAAGAATACCGCCCGTGTGTGCGCCATTGTGGTAATAGCGGCGACGGAAAATGACCGCTTCACTGTTGAGTAATGCAGAATGTACGCCGCCGATGTAGTCCGGCAGTCCGTAAATATGCTGTTGCGGGTCATACATTTTGATGAAGATAATATCTTCTTCAGGCCATATCTGCGGTTCGCCTTCCTGTAGCACCACGTAATCACCAGGTTGATCAGTTGCGTTGTTCCTGTCTTTCCTGCGTCGGATATAGAGGCCGGGTAAGGGTTCCAGTCCGATCACGTCTCCCCATCCGTTACGAATTTTTCCAAGCGCAATATCCCCAAATGTGATGTAGTCAAAAGCTGCGGCTTCCAGCTGGTCGTAAGTCAGGCCGCCAGACAGATAATCAGACACAATCATGTTTTTACGGGCGTGGATGATACCGCCATGTTGACCGTTAAGGTTAATCAGCTGTGCCAGTGCCAGCCGGTCAATTGGCTGGGTAAAATGATCGGCGGCATTGTCGTACCAGATATCCCGGTAGTCGGTGCCGGTGGTCAGAACAGGTTCCGGTTTGCCGAACGTAATGATGCTCATTTTTTTTGACTTATCGCCGCGCTGGTCGCGCTTAACGAAGTGTTTCTTTTTACTCATGCTGCCTTGTTCCTTAAATTCCAGCGTGATTTAGGTTTATTTTCATAGTTCAGAGGTTCGTTATGCAGGGCGTGGGTTATCGCCCAGAACGCTTCGGCGTGTCCTGTGTCCTGGCTGCGGTCTGCAACAAAGGTCATGGCATTGCCGCTTTGTGTGGTTGTGCGGCGTACGGACATAAAGCTGGCCGGGATCTCTTTCAGGTTTTTGTCCCATTCAATTCGCTGACTTTCGACCACGTCAGCCGCCTTCAGTACCAGCTGATTTTTTGTGTTCAGGTCGTAACGAATGGCGACGGCCACACGCATGGCAAAATGCTGAATGTTGTCAAAAACACCCTGGCCAATACCGGTAACGTCCACGCCCAGATAGGTGAAGTTGTATTTTTTAAACAGCTGCTCGATCTGCTTTGCCTGGTACCGGAAGTTCATTCCTTTCCAGTAAATCACCTTCAGAACGCGGAATTTCTCCACGGCGAACATCGGCGGCGCCACAATCACAAAACAGGACAAATCCCCGCTGCGAGCCGGATCAAAGCCGCCCCATACTGGCCTGTCACCAAATGGCCGGGCGGCGTCCGGGTTATGATCCTGCCAGGTATCCACTTCCACGCCGCAGGCTTCCAGGTCGGAAAAGCTGAAAACGGAATCTTTACTGTCCACGAACACGCACATATAGAGCATGTTGAAAGTGGCTGTGTTGTAGCGGTTGCGCAGCTTCTCGATGTTGGCCAGATTGAAGCCGCCCGCAATAGCATCCTCCATAGTAATGACGTAGCGCCACTGGCCATCCGGACAAACCCGCCCGCCGTCGCGCAATTCATCAAAGGTCGGAAACTTAATGGCAGTACGTTTTTTACTGCCCTGTATCCATTCATCGCCTGTCCAGAACGGGTACGCCTGGTGAGTTTTAGCTGACGGTGTTGAAAAGTAGGTGGTACGCCACTTGTCATGTGTGGCCATTGCACTGGCCACTTCATTAAGTTTTGTGAAATTTGGAACCCAGAAATATTCATCACAGTACAGGTGGCCGCTGTAGGACTGGGCGGTGTTCTTGTTGGTGGACAGGAAGCGCAGCTCCGCGCCGTTGGACAAGCGGATGGGGTTGCCGGTCAGCGTGATCCCGAAATACTGTTCAGCAATATTTACGATGTAAGACCGGAAGTATTCCGCCTGGACTTTGGAGGCAGACAGGAAGATTTGCGGATCGCCTGTCATGACCGCGTTTTCAAAGGCTTCAAATGCAAAATACCAGGTCGCACCTATCTGGCGGCTTTTGAGGATGTTTCTGACCAGCTGGCCAATGTTCCGGCGCAGGTGTTTCTGGTATTCAAAAAGATGTTCTTCCGCCCAGGTGTCAAAATCCTCCTGCGTCAGCGAGGAAATATCGTTTTTCTTGTATTTCCGTTTGCGGCGGGGTTCGTCATCATTGCTGTCCCGCGCATCTGCCTGCCCGGAGTTCTGACCGCTGGCCATCTTTTCTTTATGCTTATTGCTTTGCGCACGCAGTTTTGTGGCGTGAGCAATGAGCATGTCCATTTCTTTCAGGTCGAGATCGGTTTTGTTATCCCGGCTGGCCAGTAGCTGATAGCGGCGTTCGATAGCCTCTTCAGTGCTTTCAAAACTGAGCAAATCAGCCCAGCTATATTTTTCAGCCCAGTAGTAAACGATCCGCGCATTCGGCAGATTTAATTCAGATGCAATTTCTTTTGGCGTATAGCGGCGCAGATAAAGTGCGCGGACAACGCCTTTTAATTCTTCAGAGTATTTAGCCATGCGGTAATTATGCCGTGGCTGTAATAAAAAAACGGTGGTGATAATTCGTCTGTATTCGGTAAAGCGTTATATCCGAACTGTTCAGAATAAAACGTAATGCAGCAATGGTTTTATTTGGCAATAATTGATTTGCAGCGTCAGGGAGTGGAACAGGGGGGATATGTCACATTTAAAAACTGACTGGCTGTGTGTTGCTACTGAAGGGGATACCGTTGACGGACGGATTATTGAACGTCAGTGGATTATCGATATGGGGGAAACCTATGACTATAACCACTATGTCGCTTTAATCTGGCCGGAACACCAGAAAGGCGGGGGTAATTTCGGTGAAGTACTGGAAGCCACCTGGCGGGACGGGGATGACGGGCTGGCGCGGTTGTATGTCAGTCTTTGCCCGAATATGCGGCTGATATACGCTAACGAAGAAGACCAGCTTCTTTTCTTCTCCATAGAGCCGGAGGAAGACTGGCGCGGAACAGGACGAACATACCTCAAGGGACTGGCAGTGACGGATACTCCTGCCAGCATTGGCACCACACGGCTGCGCTTCAGTCGGCAGCGCAAATTATCTGAACAGGGTTATTACCGTTATGTAATTTCCCGCGATGGCAAAATTAAGCAGGAAGGAAAAATGAAGAACTGGCAAAATTTGTTTGGTATTAAACCGAAGTTTGAAGATGAAATGCCGCCAGATAATACCGCGCAGGGTGATGATAAGTTACAGGCACTGGCAAACGCGGTAAACGAGCTGGAAGGCCGTGTGGCCAAAATTGAAAATCAACTGAATGATGTTCAGGGTGATGTGGATACTATTTCGGAAGTGGTGGATACAGAAGAATTTGCCGCCATTCGTGATAATGCAAAAGATATCGTTAAGCGTTTTAACGATTTGGGAAATAAATCAGTCCGTACACCAGGCCGCAAAATTTCAGAGAAAGCTGGAAAGTTTAATTTCCTGTAATTCACTTTAGCGCTGATTAGTTTCAAATATTTTTATTATCGCTTAATCGCGAGGGAGTTTTATGCACCTTAATAACCGTGCGCGGGAATTACTGGACGGATATTCGGCGGGCATGGCGCAGCAGTTTGGGGCGCGTGATGCCAGCCGTTATTTTTCCCTGAATAACCCGCAGGAAAATGCGCTGCGTCTTGCGCTGCTGGAGTCCGTCGAATTCCTGGACATGCTTACCTGTCTGGATGTTGATCAGCTGAGTGGCCAGGTGATTTCCGTTGGTTCTTCCGTATTACACACAGGACGTAGTGAAAGTGGCCGTTTTATTCGCCAGGTTGGTGTGGACGGAAACGACTATTCACTGGTTGAAACAGACAGCTGCGCCGCGTTGCGCTGGGATCTGCTTTCGGTCTGGGCAAACGCCGGTAAGGATGAAAACGAGTTTTACAACCTTGTCCAGGCATTTACCACGCAGGCTTTTGCACTGGACATGTTGCGTATCGGCTTTAACGGTAAGAGCCGCGCAAAAACCACTGATCCCGAAGCTAACCCGAACGGTGAAGATGTGAATATCGGCTGGCATGAGCGCATGAAAACGCTGCTGGGCGGCAATCAGATTATGACCGATCCGGTGGTGCTGGATGCCGCCGGGGATTACAAATCACTGGATGCAATGGCGTCAGACCTGATTAACGCCAAAATTCCGGCGCAGTTCCGCAATGACCCGCGTCTGGTGGTTCTGGTGGGGGCTGATCTGGTTGCTGCTGAACAGTATCGCCTGTATCAGGCCGCAGACCGTCCGACTGAAAAAATCGCAGCGCAGTTGCTGGGGAATACCATTGCTGGCCGTCCGGCCATTATCCCGCCTTTTATGCCGGGAAAACGCATGGTGGTGACGCCGCTGAAAAATCTGCACATCTATACCCAGCGCAATACCCGTATGCGTAAGGCGGAGTTTGTGGAAGACCGTAAGCAGTTCGAAAACAAATACCTGCGCAATGAAGGATATGCGGTGGAAGTGCCGGAACTGTATGCGGCTATTGATGAATCCGCCGTAACTATCGGCAAGGTTTCCGAACCAGCGGAGGGCTGATAAATGGCACTTTCTCCCGCGCAGCGTCACAGCCAGCGCATTGCGATGGAACAAAAGCTGAAGCGAAGCCAGGCGCTGGAAACCACGGAAAGTATGCACCTTCTGGTCAAAGCGCTGGAAACGGATGTGGGACACGTACGCAGCCTGCCGACAATCGCGGATCGCATTGAGTTTAAAAGGGATGTGTTGCTGCCGCGCTGGGTACCGACTGTTGAAGCGTATCTGGAAAGCAAGCAGGTGTACGCCAATCCGGTATTTGCCTGGTGTGTTATCTGGCTGTTTGACGTGGGCGAGCTGGATCAGGCGCTGGAATGGGCTGATATCGCAATCAGTCAGCAACAGGCCACACCGGATCAGTTACGCAGCAATTTTCCCACGTTTGTGGCCGATACGATGCTGGCATGGGCGCAGGAAAGCGCCGGGCGCGGAGAAAGTATTGAGCCGTATTTCTCCCGTACGTTTGAACGTGTGGCAGGGGTATGGCGACTGCATGAGCAGGTAACAGCCAAGTGGTACAAATTTGCGGGGCTGGAGCTGCTGCGCAATGAGGATGGCCAGCAAACTGCTGCGGGTGTGGATGATATTGAAACGCTGGAAAAAGCCGATCATTTACTGGCCATCGCAGAAAAACACTACTCAAAAATTGGCGTCAGAACAGCGCGGCAGACCATTGCCGCCCGTGTCCGAAAACTGACGCAGGGGTAAAGACTACCGTACGCCAGGCGGACGCGGTGGAGGGCAAAACACCTTGTGTGTCATTGCGCCGTGGAAACCGGTCAGTCCGCCTTTTTCGGGGGATTTATGTTTAGTGGAAAACCGCTGGATTATCAGGACGAGCCGCTGGCCAATAATGGTTTCTGGCCGGATCTGAATCTGAAGGATTTTCAGGCGCAGCGGTCACTACCGCCAGATATTGACGCTGACACCATCAGCCAGGCGCTGCTTGCCGCTGTCGCGGAGGTGAATGCCGAGCTGGAAAACGTGGAGGCCAGCTGGAAAGCGAAAGGCCATACGCTGGCGGCAGATGTGCCGGGTGTAAAGATGGGCGGACTTAACAGCCTGTGCGCCCAGTACATGAAAGCCGTTTTTGCCAGGGCAAAAGCGGATCTGTTGGGTGAGTTCGCCACTATCGGACGGCGTGATACCCATCCGGGGCAGGAAAGCCAGGAGACACGGGCCGGGTTACTGGCTGAGGCGTCCGTGGTGATCCGTCGCATGAAGGGGCTTAAACGGGCAACGGTGAAAAAAGTATGAGCCAGACGCAGATCCAAAGCCTGACCGCTTTTTTTCAGGAGAACGTTCCGCCGCGGGCGATGCAGTCATTTGACAGCGTACTGGATGAAATGAAGTTCATCCCCGCCGCGAAGGATTACGGGCTGGGGCAATATCGCCAGGCGGTTATTCGGTATGACGCAGTTCTGAGCTGGGCGCGTTTTCCCTATCGCCTGTGTCCGCCGCAGTTACTTATGTCCTTACTGGCGGCGTGGCTGGACGATGCAGACAGAGACCTGCTGGATGAAGTAGGGCTGAGTGAAGCCGAACCTGACTGGGATGTGTCGGTGGAAGATGAGGAAACCGCCACTGTGGTGCTGACCGTTCCGATGGTGGAAGAACTGGTGATCAGGCAGGACGAAAACGGGGCTATTCCGTGGCGTGGTGAACGCTGGTCACTGGCAGAGCCTGAAATCTGGACGGCGTTAACTGCCAGCATTTTCAGTGTGGATGAAACCGGGGCGCCGGTGAGCGGGGAAATATGATAGCCGGTGGCGAGCTGAATAAAAAACAGCTGACTGAATTACGTAAGGCGCTGGCCAGTATGGAGTTGCCACCGCAGAAGCGCCAGCGGCTGATCTGGCGTCTGGCGAAATATGGCGTAATTGCTGCGGCAAAAAGACATGTTCGTAACCAGGAATCCCCGGACGGCCAGAAATGGCCGGGACGTAAGACAAAACGCAAAGGGAAGATGCTGCGTAACCTGCCAAAGCTGCTTCATATCCGTGAAATGCCTGAGATTCAGGCCGTACGGATCTATTTGCAGGGCGGCGGGTACCGGAACGGGGAAACGCCGGTTCCGGCAGGAATCGTAGGTTATGCGCAACAAAACGGAATGCGGGTAAAGGTCAGCCGCAGCAGTCAGCCACGTAAGGCGGACGCCGGAAAAATGGCGACACCTGCCCAGGCTAAAAAACTGCGTGCGCTGGGGTATCGGGTGAGAACCGGAAAACGCTGGAAAAAGCCCACGCTGGGCGATATCACGCGGACGATGCCATACAGCCAGGCCGGATTACTGATTCGAAAGCTGAGTGGTAAAGCAGTGAAAACCAGCTGGACTGTGGATCTTCCTGCCCGCGTATTTCTGGGCATGAATGACGATGAATTTGATAAAGCGCTGGCGCGTCAGCTTCAGGCTATAGGCTTTGGCTGGAATGTAAAGGCGCAGGATATTAAGGGGAAAACATGACCTGGCCAACCGTGACCGTTAACCAGGTAAACCAGTTACTGGGTGAAACCAACGAGGTGGAGCGCACGTTGCTGTTTATCGGTACGGGTACCAAAAATGTGGGTAAAACGCTGGCTGTTAATGCACAGAGTGACTTTAACGCACTACTGGGCGAGGGGAACAGCCCGTTAAAAAGCGATGTACTGGCGGCAATGGCGAACGCCGGCCAGAACTGGTGGGGATTTGTTCATGTACTGGCCGCAGACAGTGAGCCGGGCGCGTGGGTGGATGCCGTCAAAGCTGCACAGGTTTCCTGCTCGGTGGAAGGCGTGGTGCTGTCGGATGATGTGGCGGCAAAAGAACAGATTAACCAGGCGGCAACGCTGCGATCTGAACTGATTGCGCAATACGGGCGCTGGGTGTGGTTCATCCTGGCGGTTCAGGGAATGCAGGAGGATGAAGCCCAGGCGGATTATCTGAAACGTCTGTCCACCCTTCAGCAGGGTATTGCAGAGAAAGCGGTTCAGCTGGTTCCGCGTCTGTGGGGGAATGAACCGGGCGTGCTGGCCGGTCGCCTGTGTAACCGGGCGGTGACGATTGCTGACAGTCCGGCGAGGGTGAAAACCGGGGCGTTGCTTAATCTGGGCAGCGGTGAACTGCCGGAAGATGGCACCGGGAAAACACTGGAGCTGGCCACCCTTAAAGCGCTGGAAGCGCAGCGCTATAGCGTGCCGATGTGGTATCCGGATTATGACGGCTTTTACTGGGCTGACGGACGTACGCTGGATGTGGAAGGGGGTGATTATCAGTCCATTGAGACGCTACGTATTGTGGACAAGGCCGCCCGTCGTGTCCGCCTGCTGGCTATCGGTAAAATTGCCGATCGTTCGCTGAACAGTACGCCGGGCAGCATCGCGGCACACCAGACGTTGTTTGCCCGCCCACTGCGCGAAATGTCCACGGCGGCCAACATTAACGGTGTGTCGTTTCCGGGAGAGGTGAAGCCGCCGCAGGATGGAGATGTCTCTATTGTCTGGAAGAGCAAAAAGGCGGTGGATATTTACATTGTGGTACGCACGTATGAAGTGCCGCTGCAAATCACTATCAGCCTGTTACTGGATGCCAGTCTGGAGGCCGCAGCATGACCAAACGTATTTCAGGCATGTCATTTGATGCCTACATCGATGGTGAACTGATCCATATAGAAAAAATTTCGCTGGATATCACGGATAACAGCGCCGCCGCCCAGACACGTGGTGTGCCGGACGGCCATGTTGATGGTGATGTGGCCGCAGAGGGAGAAATTGAAGTCAGTTCTAAAGTGCTTCAGGTACTGACAGCCAAAGCCCGCGCCGCAGGTTCGTGGCGAGGTATTGAACCGCTGGATTTTCTTTTCTACGCCAAAGCTGGCAGTGAAGAAGTGAAGGTCGAGACGTTCGGCAATAAATTGCAGTTAAGCAATCTGCTGGATATTGATCCAAAAGGCGGCAGCGTATCCACGCACAAAATTAAATACTTCGTGACCAGTCCGAAGTTCGTCAACATCAACGGGGTTCCGTATCTGGAAGCGGAAGCTACGGAAAATCTGATCGGGTAAGGAAAAGGGATGCAGGACTACGAAAAAGGGTTTATTGCGCTGGCAATTATGGGGGCGCTGATTGCCCTGGGCAAGATGCTGAACAGTGACGAGCCGATCACGGCACGTCTGGTTCTGGGGCGTGTCATTGTGGGCAGCGCGTTATCAGTAGCGGCAGGGGTGGCACTTTACTTCGTACCGGATATCCATCCGCTTGCGCTTGCCGGCATTGGTTCAGCGTTGGGGATTCTTGGCCTTAATGGTGTTGAAGCCTGGCTACGTAAGAAAGGGATCGGTTTTCTGGGGAAAGGGGCTGACAAATGACACTGAGTGAAAAACAGCAGTTGTTTACCGTTATGGTGGCAAATCTGATCCTCTGGGCAGAAGAACACGGCTACCGGCTGACGTTCGGGGAGGCTTACCGCACGCCGGAACAGGCGGCGCTGAACGCGAAAAAGGGCAGAGGTATTACCAACAGTCTGCATACACGGCGTCTGGCAGTGGATTTTAACCTGTTTGTTAACGGCCAGTACCAGACCCGCACAGAGGATTACCTGCCGCTGGGCGAATACTGGGAGTCACTGGGCGGCAGCTGGGGCGGGCGCTTCAAATCCAGGCCGGATGGTAATCATTTCAGTCTGGAACATGACGGGGTTCGCTGATGGATCGTGTGGTGGCGGGCTGGCTTGTGACGGTTGTTCTGGCCTTCTGGGCAGGCTGGAAGGCGGCTAACTGGCAGCGTGACAGTATCGATCTGGCCATCAGCCGGTCAGCCAGCGCTACCGGGGAAACGCTGGCGAGCATGGCCAGTGAATCCGGGCGAAAACTGGAAGAACAACTGGAGGCTTTGAAAAATGCACCGCCGCGTGAAATTCGTACGGAGGTGGTTAAACCGGTGTTTACTAACGTGTGCCTGTCTGACGACTTTGTCCGCATGTACAACGACGCCGCCGCCAGTACCGAACGTGCGTTATCAGGAAAATCTGAAAACTAAATGCGTCACGCAGCTGCCGCGCCTGAAAGGGACTACGGGTAAAGATGCTGCGGAACTGTTGAATGCGTATCTTGAAATTTATGGTCAGTGCGCAGCACGCCATAATCAGTTAATAGATGAAATTAATCGTAGAGAGAGTCTTTTATATGGAAAAAATTAAACTGTGTGTCTGTGGGACTGATATTATTTTTGAACCAAATCAGACCGCCTATAATAAGTTTATTAATGAAATGGCAATGGACAATAAAGTGGCGCCTGCGCATAACTACCTGATGCGTATTGTTGCAACGGAAAGCAAGGAAGCTTTAGCTGAAATATTAAAATGTCCGGGCGCTGCGCTTCAGCTTGTCAGTAAGGTTAATGATATTTACGCCCCTGAACTGGAAATTGAAGTAAAAAACTGACAAAGCGAGTCCGGGCAATTGAACAGAACGGACTCGAACAATATTTAATACTTCGCCGTCATTATTTACCACATGGTCAGGATTCCGTTGACGATATTGCTGCGGCTATCTGGCTGGATAACCGTCACTGGGAATATACAGGAATTGCTGTAGCCAATGGTGTGGCTAAAGCATTTAAAGGCACAGAATGAAACAGTTAGATTTTACATTAAGCCTGATTGATAAGCTGTCCCGCCCGTTAAAACAGGCACAGAGCAGCGTCACCGGCTTTGCGGAAAAATCAAAAGCGGCCTTTATGCAGATTGGCGGTGGTGTGCTGGCTTTAGCGGGTACAGGAATGGCCATACGGGGTGCGTTATCACCGGCAATTGAAATGTATGATGCGCTGAATGATGCAGCGTCAAAAGGGATTGATGATCAGGCATTAAAAGCCGTACAGCGGGATGCGCTGCGCTTCAGTACAACTTATGGCGCCAGTGCGGTGGAATTTGTTCAGTCCACTGAAAGTATTAATTCCGCCATTGCCGGGCTGACCGGTAATGAACTGCCGAAAGTGACAAAAGTTGCTAATACCCTGGCGTTTGCACTGAAATCCACCGCCGCAGAAACGGCGGAATTTATGGGGCAGATGTTTGGTAATTTTTCCGCCGATGCGGAGCGTCTGGGCAGGGTTCAGTTCGCTGAACAGCTGGCCGGAAAAATGGTGTATATGCGTAAAACGTTCGGTACTGAAATGGCGACGATTAAGGATTTGATGGAAGGTGCGCGCGGCGTGGGGACTAACTACGGTGTCGGATTGGATGAACAGCTGGCGGTACTGGGGCAGCTTAACCGCACGCTGGGAACGGAAGCCAGCAGCGCCTATGAAGGCTTTATGACGGGGGCAGTTGAAGGGGCAAAAAAACTGGGTCTGTCCTTTACTGACGCCACCGGAAAAATGCTGTCCATGCCTGAGATGCTGATTAAATTGCAGGGCAAATACGGCAAGAGCCTGGAAGGGAATCTGAAAGCCCAGGCGGAACTGGATGCGGCATTCGGTGACAGTTCGGCTGTGGTCAAACACCTTTACGGTAATGTGGCGCTTCTCCAGAGGAACATCACCGAACTGGGCGGATCTGACGGTCTGAAACGTACGCAGGAGATGGCCAGTAAACTGGTGAAACCGTGGGATCGGTTTGTACAAATCCTGAAAGCTATTCAGACCGTAATAGGGCTGACACTAATCCCGGTATTGTATCCGGTGTTGAATCGTCTGGCGGATATGGGACAGACATTTGCCAGATGGATGCAGCTATTTCCCAACATTGCCCGTGTTATCGGCTACGCAGCTATGGCGTTGCTGGGGGTTGCGGCAGTGGGCGCGGTTGCCAATATTGTGATGGGCGCTTCTAAGTTCATTATGGCAGGTTTACGCGGGATCTGGGTTGCCATGACCGCCGTCACGAAAGCATATACGGCAATGGTATGGCTGGCACAAATTGCTGTTATCGCCTGGAATGCGACGCTTAAATTTTTGCGCGGAGCGTTGCTGGCCGTTCGTATGGCGGCAATCATGGCCGGAATCGGTATTAATCTTATGAGCTGGCCGGTCTTGCTTGTGATCGGGGCGATAGCGTTGCTTGCGGCGGGTTGCTGGTTGCTGATTAAACACTGGGATACGGTGAAAGCAGCTGTTATGGAAACATCCGCGTTTCAGGCATGTGCCAGGGTGGTGGCGTGGCTGGCCGGGGTGTTTTCCACAGCATGGCAATTTATCAGTGAAGGCTGGAACAGTTTTATTGCGCTATTAACAGGGTTTTCACCCTCACAGGCATTAAGTGGACTGGCGTCGGGTATTGTATCCATGTTTGATAATGTCTGGCAGTCCGTGAAAGGTGGTTTTCTGAAATCGTGGAACTGGATTGTTGAGAAGCTGAATAAAATACCCGGCGTTGATATCTCAATGGCTAATGAAACCTCTTCGCCACCATTAACAGTAAATAATTTATCTACAGGTGGCGAGCTAAAAGGAATTGATAAAGGTGGTATCAGTAAATCTGTCAGTAATAACTCAAGGTCTGTGACGGATAACAGCCGGAAAATTAATACTGTCAATATCTATCCAAAAGAAATGATAACGCCGGGGCAGTTAATGGAGTTTCAGGAGCTGGGCGTATGAATGAAATCCTGTATGTTGATTTATTAATTCAGGGGAATGACTTTGTCCTGAATACCGGTAATGAACCTGAATTATGTAATAACCGTAAAAGTATCGGGCAGGACATTATTCATTCCATTATTGAAAGCGGTCTGGCAACGGAATTAATTGCCGAGAGAAGCCCGACCATGCGGGCAGATATTTTTACCCGCATGGAATTACTGATTGAAGATGATGAGCGCATCGTTCCGGGGACGGTGGAAATCGGTGAAGAAAGCCGGACACGGTTGTGGATCACGGCCAGTACTTATGACTTTGGCGGAATATCGGTACAGGTGGATTTATGACGGAAAAGCCACAGGTTGACTTTGAAGAGGTGGTGAAAGCCAGCGGTATGCCGGTGACGGAAGAAGAGATTCGCGATCGCTTTAATGCCATTGCGACGAAGGAGGGAATTATCACGAATACCTCCCGTATGTCTCCGTTCTGGCGACTGGTCACGGCCATTGTAACCGCGCCGGTGATGTGGCTGAAGGAGGTTCTGATCTCCACCGTACTGGCCAATATGTTTGTGGCCACGGCCAGTGGAAGCATGTTACGGCTGCTGGCATGGGCGGTGAATATCACGCCGAAGCCCGCCAGCGCTGCACAGGGCGTTATCCGTTTTTACAAGGAAGACGCCAGCGCCGTGGTGACGGTGAAGGCCGGAACGGTGATACAGACAGAACGTATTAACGGCAGGGTGTATGAACTGGCCATCACGGAAGATGTGGTGATCGCCTCCGGTACCGCCAGCGCACTGCTGCCGGTAAAGGCAACGGGAACGGGCGGCGCATATAACCTTGCGCCGGGATATTACCGCATTCTGCCGGTGGCCGTGGACGGCATCAGCCATGTGGCCAGTGAAGAGAACTGGCTGACCGTACCGGGCGCGGATGAGGAAAGCGATGATGAGCTGCGTGAGCGTTGCCGTAACCAGTTTAACCTGGTGGGCAACTACCACACGGACGCGGTGTACCGGTCGATGATAGCCGGTGTTGCCGGACTGAGCATTGACCGGATTTTCTTTGAGCACGAAGCACCGAGGGGGCCGGGGACAGCCAACGCCTATTTATTGCTGGACAGCGGCGTGGCTTCTGCGCCGTTTGTGGATGCCGTGAATGACTATATCAACACGCAGGGGCATCACGGCCACGGGGACGATATGCAGTGTTATGCCATGCCGGAAACCCTGCACGATCTGGCGGTCACTGTCTGGGTCAGGAACCTGAACAACATCAGTGATGATGAACAGAAGCGCCTGAAGGACGGTATTGAAAACCTGATCCGGTGCGCCTTCCGGGAAAATACGGACTATGACGTCAGAAGGACGTGGCCGTATTCACGGTTCTCCTTCTCGCAGCTGGGGCGCGAAATCCATAAAAACTTTCCGGTAACGGAATCGCTGAATTTTTCGCTGGATGACATTGCCAGTGAGCTGAATGTGCCGCGCCTGAAATCGCTTGTGGTGAGTATTGAGAATGAATGAGTTCATGAAAAAACTGGCCGGAATGGTACTTCCCTCCTGGATGGACAGGGGCGAGCCGCGAAAACTGCTGCAAACGGCGCGGCGATTCTGGGCGGAGGTGTACGGCTGGGTGACGTGGCCACTGAACCAGTTTGATCCGCTGACCTGTACACCGGCGTTACTTAACCTGCTGGCGTATGACCGGGACATTTCCCGCTTTGACGGGGAGCCGCTGGAACTGTTCCGCAGGCGTGTGGCGTATGCCTTCGTGAATGCGCGTGACGCCGGTTCTGTTGAGGGATTTATCAGTATCTTTGAGCGGCTGGGGATCGGGTACGTTGAACTGATGGAGCGCCAGCCGGGCATTGACTGGGATGTGATTCAGGTTCGCGTCACGGACAGCCAGATTGCGACTAACACGCAGTTGATGATCCAGATTATCCGGCAGTACGGGCGGACATGCCGCCGTTACCAGTTTGAAGTGATCACGTCCGAACGGCTGACTATCCGGGCGGGATGGGAGCAGGGGGAATATGTGGTTTATCCGGCAGCACTGAGCGGTACGGAAACCAGCAACGCGACGTACAGCGCAGGGTTATAAGGGGATTATATGTCACAGACAACAATTACACTGGCATTTGAACAGTGGAAAGCGCAACAGGGTGCCACGGGGGAGCCTGTCCTGCTGGATGAATTTGTGTTCGCTAACGTACCGGGACTTGATCCGGATCAGCCGGTTGACCGCAATGAAACCCTGCCACCGGCTGAACAGATTGTTCACCGGCAGGCCGTCAGCCGTAAGGGTGTGGTGAATGACAACGCCGTGGTGCATTCCGTCGTACTGGGGGCGGACGTGGGGGATTTTTCCTTTAACTGGATTGGATTGCTGAATAAGGCCAGCGGTACGCTGGCAATGATTGTTCATGCGCCATTACAGCAAAAACTTAAAACAGCTGAAGGGCAACAGGGGAACGTGCTTACGCGCTCGTTTCTGATGGAATATAACGGCGCACAGGCTGAAACCGGAATTAATACGCCTGCTGAGACCTGGCAGATTGACTTTACCGCGCGTATGGCCGGAATGGACGAGCGCCAGCGCCTAGAAAATATCGACATCTTCGGGGCGGCGGCGTTTTTTGGTGACGGCTATCTGGTCGGGAAAAGCGGGAATCAGTTTTATGTGACCAAAGGTACCGGCTATGTGGCAGGGCTGCGCACAACGCTTGCAGAAAACCTGAATATTACCGTGACAACCAGGCCGGTCAAAGTCTGGCTGGATGTATGCTGGACAGGAACGCTTACCAGCGTGTGGGGTGTGCAGTCCCGTATTACGGTTGCTGACAACCTGGCGGATTATGTGCAGAACGACATACAGCATTATGTGTTTGCGGTGGCGGGTATTGATGAAAACGGCAATATTACGGATTTACGCCCGAAAGGGACGCTGAATGAGCAGCAGGCCAGCGATGCGCTGAGAAAACATGAACAATCCCGTAATCATCCGGACGCCACAACCCGCGAAAAAGGGTTTGTGCAGTTAAGCAGTGAAACAAACAGCGATTCGGAGATGCTGGCCGCAACGCCGAAAGCGGTTAAAGCGGCTATGGATAATGCGAACGGACGACTGGATAAAAACAGTAATGGCGGCGATATTCCGGACAAAAAACAATTTGCGAGAACTATAGGCGCGGTAACGTCGACCACCATTACACTTGGCGAATCAGGCTGGTTCAAAATCGCCACGGTTGTAATGCCGCAGTCCACATCAACAGCGGTAATTAAGCTTTATGGAGGTTCGGGGTATAACGTTGGATCATTTGAGCAAGCGGCAATCAGTGAACTGGTACTGCGTGCCGGTAATGGTTCACCTGTTGGAATAACCGCCACATTATGGAGGCGTTCACCTTCTGCTGCTAACGAGGTCGCATGGGTTAATACATCAGGCGACACCTACGATATTTATATTAATATCGGCCAGTATGCGTACTGGTTAATTGCGCAATATGATTACACCGGTAATGCAAATGTCACGCTACACAGTACGCCTGAATATTCATCAGTACAGCCGGGAAACTCAACCAGCGGTCAGACATATACGCTGTATAACAGCCTGATGAAACCTACTCCCGAAGATGTCGGAGCGCTGTCAGTTAATGGAGGGAGGCTAAACGGTCCGTTAGGCATTGGTACTGATAATGCGCTGGGCGGTAATTCGATTGTATTCGGCGATAACGATACAGGGTTTAAGTGGCACAGTGACGGCGTTCTGGGGATTTATGCCAATAATGCTCTGGTTGGTTATATCGACAATTCCGGGCTGCACATGTCAGTAGATGTTCTCACTAATGGTGCCGTACGCGCAGGCAACGCAAAAAAACTGTCACTGACGAGTAATAATAATTCAACAATGACTGCCACGTTTAATTTGTGGGGTGACGGAGGAAACCGCCCAACGGTTATTGAACTGGATGACGACCAGGGTTGGCATCTGTACAGCCAGCGAAATCCCGATGGTTCGATTGTCTTTACGGTCAATGGAGATATCAATGCTAACACACTTCGTGCAGGCGGGGCCATCTACGCCAATAACGGAGACGTATCAGGCACCGTGTGGGGGGGAGGGAATACAGCCTGGTTGAGCGGCTACCTCTACTCGAATATGGTCAAAGCGATCAGACTCGGCCCGGTGGCGCTTTCTGGCGGTCTGTGGCGTGATTTTCAGCTCGGCGGCGGACAGGTGGTGACGGGGTTCCATACTGACGGTAGCTGGGAAATGGAAGGTGATGATGACAAGGTTTATTACCGTCCCATTCAGTATCTGATTGGTGATACGTGGGTAACGGCACCAAGTGTATAAGAAGGAATAATGATGAAAGCGGAAAGAAACAAAAAGAGCGAACAGTTTTTAAATATTAAAAATTTCATCCCTTATACACCGGATGCATCATTCCCCGGTGCGGCGCATCTTAAATCAGAGGATGGTCAGGACTGGTACGGGTGCCAACAATTATTTTCAGCAGACAATTACCTACGACGATAACGATGTTATTACGTAAATTACCTACGACGATAACGATGTTATTACGTGTATCACGCGCGATATTTCCGGTTTATGGCCTGCTGGCCAGAGCGTGGCGGAGCTACCTGATACGGATGAAAACCGTCTCGCTGATATTTCAGGCGGCTGGCAGTTTAAAGACGGTAAAGTCGTTCAACGGGCTTATTCGCCGGAAGAGCTGCGTAAAAAGGCGGAGGCTGAAAAAGTTCGCCGCCTTGCTGAGGCTGAATCAGCCATTGCACCACTGGCGCGGGCAGTAAAACTAAAAATTGCCACAGATGAAGAGATTAAACGGCTTGAAGCATGGGAACTCTACAGCGTAATGGTTAACCGTGTGGATACAGCTTCCCCTGACTGGCCGGAGGTACCGGATGTGGCGTGAAGCGCGTCTGGCTTTTACGGATTCTCTGGCTGCGCTGGATTGTTCTGTCGTTCCGGCGCATCCGTGGATTCACGGTCTGGGGCAGCAGACAGATAACGGGGCATACCTGAGTCCGGTCAACGCAATCCATTATCTGGCGGAAAGGCTGGCCGGAACGGGAGGCAATACCGATGTGGTGATCATGATGGTAACGGGACAGACCCATGAAAACTTCATGAAGGGGCTTAACAGCCTGGTGGATGTTTTCCCCGCGCCCGCATTCACCCAGGTTAGACGTCTGGCTGAGTCTGCGGCGACACTGGCTACTGAGAAAATGCAGATCCCCGCGAAAGCCGGGGCAGGACTGCCGGTTGCCATTCCGCTGTCCGTTCCGACCAGCAGGGCAGCGTTATCCGCTGCCGCTATCAGTGAGGCGCAGAAAGCGGCTGGCGCCGGATTCAGCCTGGACGGGCTGAAACAACAGCTGGGGGAATTTACGCAACTGCGTGACAGCCTGATTAACGATGTGGCCAGCGGCCTTGCTGATTTGCAGGGGAAAAGCGCCAGGGCATGGGTATTTACGGCCAGTGGCGACACCGCCGCCACCCTTCTGGCGCTGGTAAAGGACATTCCGCAGCCTTCAGCCGTTTATACTGCGGCAATCATGCTGGCCGGAAAAAATCTTGATGGAATAAGGGGCATGATTCATGACGTCGATCCCGACACTGGCGCTTAATGGTGAGGCCATACTGCTGAAAAACATGCGCGTGACCGTTTCCCAGCAGTTTCAGGATAAAGACCAGTCCGGTCAGACCAGCGCGACCACCAAATCAGAGCAGGGGGCAAAGGGCAAAGAGCTGCGTATCAGCGGCGAAATACCCTTTAAAAACCCGGAGATCCTGAAGCGTATTTTTGAACTGGCCAGCGCCACCGATGCAGACGGGAAACGCATGAAATACCGCGTTGCGCATGAGGTGGCCAGAGCGGTGAATTTTCGTGAGGCCACCTTCAGCGGAATGCTGGATGCACCGCCGCAGGACGGGAAAATGGCCTGGCTGGTCACGTTCACCCTGGCGGAACATGTCAGCGTACAGGAGAAGCGGGAAGCCAGGGCAACCGGTAAAACAACGGCAAAAAAACAGACGGCCAGCAGTACGGGACAATCCGGTGGCCAGAGTGCCGGAGAGGATGAAGAAAAACTGACGTGGTTTGAACGCAGGGTGCTGAAGCCCGTCAATGATGCTTTAGGTTAATGATGAAACCAGTAAAACGCCTTTACCTTTCAACGGATGAAATACACCTGGCTGACGCCAGTCTGGTGCTGGAGCTGAACAGCTGTGGACGTGGCTTTATTACGGCACAGACGACCACAGACTACACCGGCAAACTGGTACGGCTGGACGTGGGGTATTCCGGTTTACTTCTGCGCTGGTTTACCGGCTATGTGGAGCGCTCACAGCCTGCCGAAAACGGTTATCAGCGTCTGTTCGTCCGCGAGCTGGCTGGCGTATTTGAGCGGATGTGGCCATGCTCATTCCAGCATCCAACACTGCGCGATGTGGCCGGATGGCTGGAGGAAAACAGCGGGATCAGCATTGCGGTACCGGATGTGCCGTACAGTGATAAACCGATCCCCCATTTCACCCATAACGGGACAGGATACCAGCTGCTGAATACCCTGGGCAGGGCATTCAGTATCACGGATTACATCTGGTATCCATTGCCGGATGGTTCGCTGTATGTTGGCGGCGCAGAAAAGGCGCTGTTTGCCGGACGCTCCGGTAGAAATCCCGGCAGAGTTCAG